TAATTGCTTGAGTTGTTGTGGAAATCTGATTCCCACTAATTTTTGAAAGTGCCATGGCAGTGCTAGTTTCTCCTTAGTTATTTAGATAGGCAGTTCTAAAATGTGAATAGTATCAGTAGATAATGGGGCATCACCAGCACTGAACACAACATTAGCACCGTTAGAATCAACAGTGTAGTTTGTACCTGCAATCTGTACAACACCATTTAATGATACTAATAGAGAATCATCAGAGTGCTGAATACCACCGCCATAAGTAGTGACTGCAAATGTAAGAGTTGTACCGTCTCCAGTATATGTTTTGGTAATATACTTATCGGCACCAACACCACCTCTACCAGTAACAACTAAGTCACCATCAACTTTAGCATTACCTAAAACACCAACTCTAAATCCAGCAACAGCAGCAGTACCAATACCAATATGCTGCTCATTACTAAATGTAGCAATATCGATATCTCCAGTATCTGTGAGACCAAATTCTTTCCAAACACCAGCATAGTAGATCCAACCTAAAGATTTACCAGGAGTCCAGTTGATATTATAAACAAGATCACCATCAGCAGGTGTAGTATAACCCGTGATATTGGCAAAACTAGGTTGACCATTAGCATCTTCAGGTGCAAGAAGAGTCTGCTTAATTACAGTACCATCTTGGTTGTAATAAGAAATCTTCTTCGCTTGAATATTATTTGTGAATGTTGTAAGTCCTTGGAATGTAACAGGACCAGCAAAGATTGATTCTAACTGGTTAGATGCACCACCAATAACGGTCAGTTTATCAGTCAGCACCAACTCAGAGAATGTTTCAATCGTTGTATTCTCTTCACCAATAACATTCAGTTGTGCAATATCTTCGTTAGTAATCTGACCCGTAACAGGGTTGATAACCTGGTTACCAATGAATAGGTCACCATTAGAGTTAAGACCTGAGTAGAATGCAACACCTGCTTCCTCTTTAATAGACTGAGAGAACTTAATCTGATCAGCAGATAGCGTCTCTACTTGAGTCTGAGGGAATGCAGTTGAATAGTTACCAGGACCGAAACCAAGATACTCAAAAGTATGGTTACCAGATCTCATAATCGAGTGGCGTCTAAACTCAACAGCAATAGGAGCAACAGTACCATCATTATTCTGTCTGATGTTAATTTTCCTAGTCTCTTCATCACCAGCACGAGCAGTAAGATCTACATTGCTGAGACGCTTGTTAACACTATCGTAGTTAGGTGTTGTTCCTGGTTGTGTCCAACCAGTATCAGTCAATAAGAACTCAACACCTTCTTTTGTAATAGAACGCTTAGGATCGAGATTAGGTGTCGGTGATGCACCATCAGTAGAGTTTACTAGACCTATAGTTTCATTGTCAGCAACGGATATCGCAGCATCAGGGTCAGCAAGAGGGTTGTCTCTGTCAAACGTAGGATAGACTTCGTTGACGTTTTGAGAGAACTTTCTGTCGTTAAAGTTAGAAGTTGAAGGTGAAATAGATGCACAAAGCAGGGTAAGGTAGAAGATTCCATCAGAAACGCCTCGTTCAAATGCTTGGACAACCTCGATATCATAGATATAAAATGCTCTCTGGAGGTTGTAGTTTGTTGTATCACTATTCAGCGGTTGCATAACATAACCGCTAAGGGGATCACGGGGAAGAGGATTAGTCTTATCCTTATCAATTACCAGACGAACACGATATGTTCTATCTTGTAAATCACGAGGGTCAGGAATCCTCTTTAAGAATGCACTAGGAGTAAAGTTAACATTGTTGTACTGTGTATTTGTAGATAATGTTGTATAGATTTCATTATCAGTTGCATCAACATTCAAATACCATCCACCAACAGATCCAGCAACACCATTAATTGTGTATGTAGAACTATCATACTGAATAGGTGAACCTGCTACGCCAGCAGCAATACTAGAAACAGCAGGACCATATGGAGAAATTTTTGCTGACTGAACAGTAGCACTAGTTGCCCCATTAGCAACCAAAAGTATATTTAATTTATCAGGGACTGCATTGACACCCGTGCCATCTTGGCGAGCACCTACAGCATAACCCTGTACTTTTGTTGTTGGTGGTGATGCTTCTGTCGTGTAACCATAAAGATATAATCTACTACCAGGAGTTCCACCAGAACCTGCAAGAGCAGCATTGACGACCTTTGTACGCTGAATATCAACGTTTACCCAGTTAACTGAAGTTTCTTCACCAAAGATGATATTGTTATTAACTGTACCTGTATTAGTTGCAGATAAAGTTACGACTCTGGTATTTACATTGAAAGAAACAACAGTTGTACCTGCTGCAATATTACTTCCATTTACGGTCATACCTTGAATAAGACCGTTTACACTACCGTCATTTGTAAGTGTAATGGTAGAAGCACCAGATGCACCCGTAGCAGATGTTGAGATAACATTCAGTGCCTTAGGAGGAATGATATGTGTGACTGCTCCTGCTTTATCTTTAGAGAATGCTTTTGCTTTGAATCCAGCAGATCTTAAAGCGGTGTTTCCGAAGTTACTGTTAGAGTTAGTAATCGACATGTCAGCACCACTAAGTGCTGTAAAGTGTGTGCCATATCCAACAGCAAACACCGAAACTGCCTGAATAAAGGAATCATTACTACACTTAATATGCTCGTGTGCCCAACCCTTACGATACTCAGCAAAACCATCTAAGTGAGCACCATCACCAGCAACTGCTGCATCATAATTACCAGTAGAAGCATTATATCTTACAAACGCTCTATCATCTTTTTGAAGACTCAAACCTGTGAACTGAGCAACAACCATTGATTTGAAACCAGTTGCCTTACTACCATCAGCGTGCATACCATTCATGCCCCAGACACTTCTCAGTGACAAGTTAAACGCATATGGTGATGCAGAGTCAACAGTATCAATCTCAGTCTTAACAGTGATGTTAGAACCTACAGCATTTCCTGTTGGTACTGATGATAACTGATATGTGAATGTACTACCTGTTGGTGTTGACGTAACAATGAAAGAACCATTGAATGCTGAAGCATCAACCTCTGATGATGGTCCTGTTGATCCAGTAACACCACTAACATTAATGTTAACACCAACAGAGAATCCATGATCTCTAGGGTTATCAAACTCATCAACTGTTACTGCTGTTGCTGTCTGACCGTTTCTTGTAATCTGAAGGACTCTATATTCATCAGAAATAGGACCAACGATACGATTTTCTTCTACCCTTGCCTGAATTTGATCATTAGCAGGATCTCCAGATGTATCAGGAATAGTAGCAAATGCTTTCGATACTTTCTGATAATAGATATCTAAGTCAGTTCTCTCAAGAATATTAGGTACGGCAGTATAATCTGCGTTAGGAACTGTACCACCAGTAATCAATGTAGATAGATTATTCAGACCATCTGCAAACTCGAAGCAGGTGATTCTATGGTGAGAGAACTTTGGAGAAAGTGTTTCTGTACTATCGGGTTTGAAATATACACCCTCTTCAGCACCATCGAAGAAGGAGAATTGCCAGAAGTAAGTACCACCAGTTACCTTAAAGATTGCTGTTCTAGAAGGTATTTGATCTTCTGTGTTAATACCCTTTGCAGCATACACTGTAGGATATGGAATATACTTGGGAATAATTTTTGTACGACGAAGGTCAGTACCTACGAGAGAACAACCTCTAGGAACGATAACTCCACCTTCAACAGAGTTGTACTTATACAGTACATTGTTTGGTGATGTTAAGTCAAGGTTGGAGTTCTCATCAATAGGAGGAACATTCGTATATAATACTTCACCTGGACGATTGTCAATGATATATTCTGCTGGATACAGCATAATCGAGAAGGCGTCAAATTCATCGTTTGACAGACCTACTCGATACGAAAATCTAGCAACCTCTAGAAATGCTCTCTGAATAGACTTAAAGGGTCTCAATGCAGAGTTACCCCTGTTATCGATAGCATCAGAAGCATCAAAATCATCGGGATTGACGTAAATGATACGCCCCGTCCTCGAAGTAATAATATTCTTAAGTCTAGTTAGAGACATTTCTTACTCTTCTTTATTAGTATTTATTAGAGGTTATTTTTAACTACCACCGCCACTGACAACATCAGCAGCAGCACCTGTACCAAAGTTCCTTGTAGGGAATGCAGTGGATGCATCTTCAAATCCAATAATATTGAAAGAGCAGTGTCCACCATTACTTTCAACAAGAAGTCGTTCACCTGGACCAAGAACTAATGACTTAGTTTCTTCAGTTACATCCGAAGCAATTGCATTGTCTTTTTTAAGGAACATTTCAGCACTTACTGCCGTTGTTGCTAATGCAATAGAACTAATAGTAACAGCACTACGAGAAGTAGTATTCAACAAAGGTGAATCTTGGAATGAATCGGAAGTTGTGAAGTCTGCCGAGTTAAGACCCTTAAGAACCTTACAAGCAGTACCTGTAAAATCTCGTACATAACCATAAGCACCAGCAGTCTGTGATTGGACTGTGTAAGAAACACCGTTTGCCAAGAAACTATCAACAGTATTTGCCCATGTGCCTTCAATGTCATAAACATATACAGCACTATATGCAAAGTCGGTACTAACAATTAAGAGTCTGTCACTACCACCATAAGCAGACTTTGCTGCGGTTCCAGTATCACCATCATAAAAATATAGATTACCCGCTAAAGTTGCTTGTGAGAAATCATACTGAATATATGCACCACCAGAACCAGCAGTACCATTTGTAGTTTTTCCAGTCGTAAACTCTGTACCATCATCACCAGTTCCAGCAGTATTATCAGGACCCCACTCACCATTAACAGTAATAGAAAGTTTGAAATCTGTACCACTCATACTGGAATCAGAAGTATCAAAGCGATACACTCTGTCAGAAAATACAGTAAGATCTGTACCTAAGAACAAATCATATGTAACGCCAGCATCAGTAGAGAAAATATACTCATCAACACCAGTACCAACACCACCTGTTTCAACTGCTGCTGTACCACCACCAGATGCAGTTAATGCATCGGCATCAGTAAATTCAGTACCAGTTCCATTCAGTGTAGAAGGTCCAACATAAAGAATCGTAGATCCAGAACCTTGCTGCACACCAAAAATAGTTGCTACTGTATCATTAGGACTAGTACCTTTACTGATAGTTTCACCAACAGAAAATGTTCCTACAACACTAGTGAGTGTGAGTGAGCGGATAGCAATTTCTTTTACATTGATTGTAGTAAAAGGTTCGAGATAATAAGATTCAAAAATCGCATTCTTCTCACCATCCTCAGATGAAATAGCATCACCTGGTTGTAACGCAGAGGTCACTGGAATATTTGTTGCTAGGTTAAAACGATATCCAGTAATAACATCACCCTTATGCAACTTATAAGTGCTTGCATCAAGAGTAAGATTCTGATCGTGATCTTTAATAGCAATGTCGTATGAATCAGCAGAACCTTGAGCAGCAACACTCAATACCGTACTTGCCGAAGAAGCAACAGGTGCAGAATATAATACAGTATTAGTTCCCGCTGCTGGTTTTACTTGTCCAAGAAGTCCTTGTTTTGCCATTGTTATTAGAATCCAGAGTAGAAGAATTGTTGTTGTCTTGTTTGTCCTGTGAGGTTATTTGCGCCAATACCAGCACCAAAGTTAACATCCTCAAGTGTTACGTTATCGGTAGATAACAGAGTTGCATTAGAGTCAGGGAATCTAATTACTCTAGGACCAGTAATATTGTCGGTAGTAAATGATACTTGACCGTCAGTATTACCGCTATTTTTTATAACGGGGGTGAATAAAGTTTTGTTTGAAAGGTCTTGACTTGCAAGTTCCGTAACCAGAACATTAGGATCACTTCCACTATTTAGAGTATTTGTTGGTGGAAAGACTACAGTAGAATTAGTAAGAGTAGTTTGATTACTAACTTGAAATGTAATCTTCTTAGTATTATCCGCTGGATCTTGGAGAACAAGAACTTCGTAGTTCTTGTTTTTAATAATTTGGTTCGCGACTGTTCCTACGAGAGTCAAACTCTGGTCAGGAAGAGTAATGGTTCTGTTTTCAGTTAATGCCGACGTATTAATCTGTGCATATTTTGTGTCTACCGCATCATCAGGAACAAATTTAACATCAACAAATGTTTTGTTAAATGAAACCTGTGTAGTTTTAGTATCAAGAAGTGTGGAATCTAAACCTTGAGGGTTTGCAACCGTAACAGAACTAATGCCAGCATCTGGTAGAAAGTATCTACGAGTCTGACCGATAGACTCTGAGTATGATAACTGAAACTTTGCAACATCATCACCATCAACGATACTTAAGTTATCTTCATCAATAACAATAGATTTGTTTCTTAAAGTTTGATCAGTATCATCACCAACAATAGTTGTTCCATTTCCAGAAGTGATAGCAGGGAATGTAAATACCCTGGTATTAGTACCAGTACCTACATTACTAACTTCAAATCGTGCCCTAGGACCTTGAGAATCAGAAAGAACAAAAGATTGATCATCAATCAAAAACTGACCTGTTACTTGAACAGCGCCAGTTCCTTTCGGTGCTAATACGATATTTGTATTACTAGCACTCTCATCAGTTGCGGTAATATAAAGAGATGTACTACCACCACCATTGTCAATTCTAGACATATAGAATCCACCATCACCAAAACCTAGACCAATTTGGTCATACGCATCTTGGTATAATCCAGTATCTCGGTCTAAGTCAAAACATAGACCAGGTGCTGCTTTTGTGCCTTGCGACACTCCTCTAAAAAGTTGTTTAACGGTTGCTTTTCGGTTGGGAATCAAAGGGTCAGATACTACAATAGGCAGAATTGCTTCTCCCGATACATTTGCATCTGAGATTGTATCCAACTGAGAAATTTTTCTGGTTCCCACGAATAATCACACGATTTGCTACAAGGTTATTTATACGGATACAATTCGTTGTATCTCAAAAATCTGCGTTTATTAGGTTCTATACCAAAAGATGCACACACATCAGTGTATGATTCCCATTCAGTCTCCAAGTGAGAAGGAATGGAGAGATTGCATTGGTCTGTGTCCGAGCATGAGTTCTTTGAGTTCAACTGCTTTTTCCTGACTTGATTTGTGATATTGAATTGTGTTATCTATACAAGATAGCATCTCTTCGTATGCTCTTCGTGCATCAACTCTATCATCATTTAGATAATCTTCAATGGCATCGTGCATACGATCCTTTCTCTGTCTGCTATACTCAGCAGTCCAATCAACATCAATAGTCTCCTCCTCAGTTTCAGGTTTTTGAGGTTGTGTCCAGTATTCGTTGATCAAATCATTCATTGTTTTGCTCTCGTTTAAGTTTGAAATAAAGTTTGTAATACGGTTTTTTCATTTCATTGAGCGTGTTCATATCTTCTTCAAACCCCATCCATTTACAGAGTTGATATGATCCTTCTAACTCACTAATCAATCTTAGTATGTTAGCAGGGTGACGTTCAAGACCATTGAATTGATACTTACTTAGATCCTGTGTCATAACCTAGTTTATCATCTTCATCCTTTAGACTACGTTTGCGAATATCTTCATGGAGACGAGCAATTGCTGCACGAACCTCTGGAGTTTCATCATACTCCCACTGTGCATTCTTCTTGGACTTAAATGTTTTCTTAGTCATTTGCCAGTATACAGATAAAGTTTGTAATTACAATTGTATCTATTTACATACTTTTCAGCATGTTCTTCACAGGTAAACCAACACTTTTTACCCTCACTCATATCTTGCATGAAGTACGGAAAAGTTTCAACCCATGGGAATAAATCTTTCTTACGAGAGTTCATCACCTTCAATTTTATTTGCTTCTGGACCGTGCCAGAAGTCTTCCCAGTCTTCCTCTGTCGCTTCTTTGGAGTCTCCATCTTCTCCAGATTTTTCTCCAGATTCTTCTGAGTTCTTACGGAGTTCTTCTTTTGCTGCCCAGGCGAGGAAGTTTGTGAAGTCTTCTTTCGTCCAGTCGTTGAAGATGCTTTCTTCTTCGTTGTTTTCGTCCCATTCGATGACGAATGAACCGTCTGCGTTGTCCTTGACATTAATCATCTTGAAAAGAGAACTGAGTGTACTATACCATGATTTATGAAAGAGGTCAACCTTCCAATATGGTGCGTACAAAGGATATTGATAATTCATAATATAATTGTTACTAACTCCTCCACCTGGACTCGAACCAGGGACAGGGTGATTAACAGTCACCTGCTCTACCAACTGAGCTATAGAGGATTGAGAGCCTCTGACAAGATTTGAACTTGCGACCTGAGCTTTACAAAAGCCCTGCTCTACCACTGAGCTACGGAGGCGATAATAAGGCATCTTATTTAACAAAATTACTGTTCAATAAGATGCGATTCATACGTTTACTTGGTGAATGTCCCGTATGATAGAAACTACCATCAAAGAATACAATTCTATTCTTTTTAGGTTCTACAGTTTGTTGGACTGTATATGTTTCGGATTGTACTCTTTCGTTATAGATTACAGTATCCCCATCCGAATCTTTTAGATAAAGGATAGTAGTCCAATGAGGTTGTTTAAGATCTACATGAGGTGTATGTAAAGTATTTTTGGGTGACTTCACCGTCATGTCTAGTCTTGTTCTGATTAAAGATGCTTTCTCTTTAATGAGTTCCTGTTCCATTTTTAGTATAGCAGGAATCCATATTTGTCCTTTAGAATCATCAAATCGGAGTCCATAGTTAGGATCATATAATCCATGACTAAATCCATGTAACCAACCTGATTCGTCCTCAGTAAAAGTAGAAACATTTTTTTGATATTTCCATTCAAAAGATTGATTAGTTACACAATCTTCCAAATAATCAATATAATATTGATCTAGGAAATTATCAATTACTTTAATCATACTACTTTCTCATTATGTAAAGGGGGCGCTGCTTCTACTTGCAGATCTTTTGTACTCCCCCAGGTATATAGGAGTGGGGGGACTTGAACCCCCACGAGATTAATTCTCAACAGATTTTAAGTCTGGTGCGTCTACCGATTCCGCCACACTCCCATCAATGTGGAGCACCCCAATTTGTTTGGTGTTACCAATTTCCCAGGTAGGGGGATGAAAAGCACAATACTCATTGAATGTAATCTTCATTTCCTTATCTGTCAAGTTGCAATTTCTTGCTGCCTTTGGTAAGTTCCATTTAGCGGACCAAAGGTTTTCCATTGATTCGCGAGTTTCAGGTCTCATAAGAAATTAAAATTAATATTGAATCTGCCATGGGCATTGGTTGTTGTAGAAGAACTGTGTTTAACTTGGGGATCGAAAAACATCATTCGATTTGCTACACTATCTACCTTAGTTCCATCTTCAAATAATGTGTATCCATCACATGTATTGATAGAAAATACTGCACCCATGTTTTTAAATGTATAATCAACGTGAAATGGGTGTGTTTTTACTTCAGGTGTCCAAGGGAAAAAATTTGCTTTGATTCTAAGTAGAGAACGCATCTGAATCTTACTCAGAAACATATGACTCATAATACCAAAGAAAGGACTCTTAGGTTCAAGTTGATGGTAAATCATATGTGTTCCCATCCATGACCATGGTTCTGTTTTTTCACTGCTGTGAGCAACACTTTTTTGAATGTAGAAGGGAAATTCTTTATCATGAGTGTTCATGATAGTCATCTCAAGTATTCTAAAGTCATCCTCAGCAAGAAAGTTATCAACTATCTTCATTTTGTTCCAGGAATTGTTTTTGGAATTCTTCCACTTGAGTTTGAATTTCGTCTGGAACTGGCGAAACCTCGTTGACAGGAACCATCATTACAGATTTACCGTCAGGACGAGTAATCTTCCAACAAACACGTTGATTATCTGTGAGATCTAAGAGAAACTCAAAGTTATCTTCTGCTTGTTCTAGCGTAACACCAATCGGTCCAATCATTGTACAGCAAAGCAATAGGTAATCAAGTCGTTATCAATAATCTCCTGAACTTCAGAGATTGTTTCGGCAAATCCTTCTGAACCTTCGTCATCGAATTTCCATTGAACATCTTTCTCATATCCTTCGTCATCAACCAGAGTCATTTTACGTTTGGAGAAGTTTACGAAGATGTGTGAGAGGGAGTCCATGTTGGTCTCTTCAGTACCTATGTAGTATAGCAGGTCTGAGGCAGGATGTCAAGGGTCAGTTCAGTTTGATTGTCAGAGCAGTCAGTTGCATAATGCCAGCAGCAGCAGTTAATGCCATGGCACCAGCGGTAGCAGTAAGGGTCGCAGCACCTGCTCCAACTGTTGTAGTCCATGCACCAGCACCAACATTACAAACATATGCGCCAGCACCAATATTTAGATTATATCCTGCTGCTCCACACTGTCTAGTGATCGTTCCTGCTGCGATGATAATCGAGTTGGTAGGAACAGTATCAACACCATTCAATGCTCCAGGAGTCTGTGTCGTAATAATAGATCCTGCACATACAGTAGTAATACCAACCTTTGCTGCCAATGGATTGGGTGGAGTATTAATCAACTGTGTTAAGTGTGTTGTGGACATATTGATTGTACTGTCCCCTGCTAGCGTAAGTTCACCAGCAGCATATGTTTGTTTAGAACAACTATTATCCAGAACCCCACCAGAAATTTGATGCTTATTTGCATGTAGATCCATTTCTGCTGACTGTAGATTCAATCTAGCACCAGTAACATTCACATCAAGGTCAGAACCAAACCGCATAGTATGTTTCTGAATACTTTGTCCTGATCCATTACTTTCACCGTTCTTATCTACCATTCGGGGACCACCTTCAGCAGACAAGAAGAATCCCCCACCAACTTCAAGATGGCAATTGCCAGTAACTTTTAAGAAATAATCCCCATTAATAGTTCTAACGTAATCATTATCGATAATTTTACAATCATCACCAGCAACTGATGCTGTTAAGTTGCCCGCATAACTGACGTCATCAGCAACTAATGAACCAGTATTTCCTTTACCAGAGTTATTATCTTTTTCAAATTGTTTTACTGCTTTTTGTATTTCTTCCTCTGTTGCATCAGGGTTCTTTCTCTGAAATTGATCTTGTGCATTTCTTCTTGCTGCCTCGGTCTGATTAATATTTGTGGAAATATGCGTAGTACCATTTGCTCTTTTTGATACTGTTGCTTGACGACCAGGAGTACCGATATGAAGTTCAGACGCACCATCTAAAAATGTTGTCGCGGCAACTAGATATGGATCTGCATCTTCTAAGATAGAATCTATAAGACTACCAGCACCAAAAGCATCTCCACAAGATTTTCTCCCCCTATCAGTACCCATGATCTTTTGAATACTCTCAAGTTCTTCCTCAGTACAATGAGTTACACCATATAAAGGATACCAACCAACAGTATCTTTACCACCATCAGCACTTCTACCACAAGGAGTAGGAATAAACTTAATGAATAACTTAATAAGACCTGTGATACTTGTAATACCATTCAAAAGACCATCAAATCCTGCAGCAAAAATTTCAGAACCTTGTTGCCATGCATCAATGATTTCAGTTGCTTGCTCATATCCGCTTACGATAGTCTTTACAGTATCAACTACAGACAGCATAGTAGAAAGAACTGACTGTACACTACAGACAATGCTGTTAACAACATCCTGAACACCTTGTACAACCAATGCTGCCTTATCAATCAGACCATCCAAAAATGAATCTAACTGTGAAGTCAATGCTCCAATAGGATCCTGAATCATGCCAATCAATTGATTATCGACTGCACACAATGCTTTCAGGATAGTAACAACTGCTGTCTGAATTACTGTCGTAAGAGCAAAAGGAATACCCGCACCAATTGAACCTAAGAGATTCACTAACTCTAGTTGTTCAGCAAGAGCACTAATCTGTTGCCTAATTGCAGAAACAATTTGAGCGAATACAGCACCTAAAAAGTTTTGCATCTTTGCCATTAGTGCTTTTGCACTAACGAGTTTGCCAGTAACAATATTTAAGAAGTCGCCATCTTCTGCTTTAACTAGGTTACCTGCATGAGACGCAATATCTTCTACGAGATATGATAGTTGGTACTCTAACGTTTTCCAAGGTCCACCAACACCATTTGCAGCAGGAAGAGGTTTACTTACAGTCTTTGGTTTATGAGGATTACCAGAACTACCAGCAGTGTAAGAACCAATAGTTCTACCTGCTGGTGCTCCTTTACCAGCAACCTGTGTTGTTTTTGTTCCACCAGGAATAGGAACACTGTTATTACCGTCGTTACCTCTTTGTTTATTTCCTGCGTTACCTCTCTCGTTAACTACACTATAAGTTGGATCTGCAGGATGATATAAGACTGGATTTACATGACCAGTGCTACCTGGTTCCATAGTTTCGCCTGTAAAAGCAAAGACATTCTTGGTATTAGTTTCAGGAGATTTGTTAACACGCATAACACCCATAACAATAGGCATTTGAGCGTTTTCTCCATCCATGAAGAAACCCATAACAATTGCACCTGGTTGCAACTGTCCAGAACTTTCACCCTGACCATCATTACCTGGTTGAGACGTATGCTGTAGTACAGTTGCCCAAGGTAATGCTTCTGTAGGAAGATCAGCAGTTGTTCCACCTCTTACATTGGTGTAGTATCCCAGAACTCGGACTTTCACTCGTCCAAGTTCCATAGGGTCGGTATTATCTTCTACTTCGCCAACCCACCAAAAGAATCCGTCTTTACCAACAAAATTGATAGTGGGTTCATTAATGATACCATCAATAGACATGTTATCTTTTTACCTTTACGATTTATTTATTCGCGAATATAACCGAAGTCTACAAGATACTTACGAGTCAAAGGAGTTGGTTCATATACTTCCCACATATTACCACCAGCACACGCTGCAAGAGCATCCATAGTCATATTCTCTGTTCTACCTGCCCACTGTGCTTCTGCTTCCCAAGGTACAGCAGACTTAGGATATGTACGCTCTACTAGTACCTTCCAGATCATAGGTACTTCATCTTCAGGTTTGATGATAGCAATCAAACTATTATCAATCGTACCTGCCATACAATCTTGTGCAGCGTGCCATCCTTCATGACGCATAACCATCATGAGTGTAGCAGGATCACCCATAAACTCCTTATTCAAAAAGAAGTTATTGCTTACCGTGTGATATACACCACGATGCATTTTAGGGAAATACTTCTCATCAGCAAGGAATACATTAACTCCAATTTGATTCAGTGAGTGTAGAATGTTATGAAACTCACCAGTAACACCAGTAAATGCTTCAGTGTTATCATATTGTGACGAGATGTCAAGCATTGAGTATACTTTCTCTACATCATCAGTGCATTCACCAAGGAGCATACATCCCATGGAGTGCATAGTTTTGTATTCGGTTTCTTTGATGGGTTCTGCCATGGCAGGACTAATAGACCCCAAAAGTCCGAGTGTCAAGAATGCATTAATAAGTTTGTTGTTCATGATAATAAATTGAACATGCCCGAAGAGGGGATCGAACCCCCGACAATCTCCGTGTAAAGGAGGTGCTCTACCTCTGAGCTATTCGGGCTTCCTAGTGAAGCGATACAGTTCTGTACTACCCCACATAAGTTCACCTGTTTCCAAGTCTCTTCCTTGGTCACAAGTATGTAGTTTGTCTTTATAGACGTGTATTTCAGAAATTACACGGTCTCCCCTATAACCTCTACATTTATCTCCAGCAAGTTGACCGTGCCAAGCATTGCCATCGAACTTAAATATCATATCACAATCTTCGTGTCTTGTCCAGTCCAAGTGATAGTTCTCTACTAACACTTCGGTTTCGGACAATACAACTATCCTGTGATTCTTCTGACGATAAGGAGACTCTGGACCTTCTCGTCTCTTGAAATTTGTAGATTGAAATCCATCATCATGACGTTTCCAAGTGATCTCTACAGAAACCCAATTGCATGGATCAGATTGTGCTTGGTGGCGATTTTCCCAATGACCTAAGATATAGTCTTCAAATTTAGCCATAACAATCTCTGAACCCTTACATGGTTATTCTAAAAGAAATTCACTCCCCTGTCAAGTCAATCCTCGTAAACTAAACACTCAGGTTCAGATGGATTTTGATCACAGAAAAGTTCTAAGTAACTAGGATCGTGATGATCGCCAGCTTCAATTTCTTTTTTGTGATGCTCTACATACTCTTCTAACTCATGCAACTCGCCTTCAATGTGACGTCGTTGCTGTGGAGATGTAGACGGACTGTCTAGAATCTCTTTATCGACAGCAATATGCTTCTCGATACTTTCCATGTATCCTCCTTTTGTAATAATTATTTATTTGATTTATATGGTGGAATCCTTCATTAAAAGCAATTCCGTAGTCATGTTAACGCCATTAGTATCATGAGTCAAGCTAGCAATTAGATATCTACCACTATATCTACGGTCTACTTTAGGTGTCTTTCCAGATTTTGCTGAGGTAGGAATGATGATATCAATTCCTGAACCAACATACAAATCCATATTTCCTGGAATAGTTATTTGTAGTTTGATAGTCTTTAGACTTTCAATCCTCATCCATTGGTATGCCTGGAGTTCTACGAGTGACTCATAATTTTTTTGAGGATTATCTTCAAATCTTTGATCAAAAATTTGATTCGGAAGAATTGTGTATCTAACTCTCTTTGGATACTCAATTAATTTCTGAATTCCCTGATCCATAGAATTAATAATATTCTTATTACCACCGTCTTTCAAGTGAGACATACTATTCCAGTATGTGTTGATATTATAATAATGAGCATCTACAGAGATGTCTGTACTAATACCCATTTTAGATTGTGTAATGGTAGTTGGGTCAAATCCAATACTATAACCAGACCATGTACCATGACGTAATCCCATCAAAAAGTTCTTCTCTTCAGGAAAAACTACAGCATTAATTCTATATTGGTCTGCAGCACCATCATCTGCTATATTTTTTGGTGCTTGAGTATACCTATACAATCTTGGTTGTCCAGTATTGATATTAGTTTCTTCATTATCCTTCATGGCATTTGCATCATCAATCATCTTATCGATAGACTTGTAATGATATCCTAATGCATTCTCAAAAAATGCAAATCCATTCTGCAATGAAGTACCTGCTGATTTACGAATAGATCTCTCAGTCATCCAGTAGATTGCATCAAATGGTCTCCAGTTAGGAATGATAAATTTATGGTCATTTAATGTTTCTTCTAGATACAGTCTTTTTCTAGTCCCAATATATCTGCTACTCTTTAATATATCTTCAACAATCTGAGAAGTTTCAGTTTTATTCTTAAAGATAACATCAGTCATACCAAATATGTTTACTGCTTCATTCTTAATAAACTCATCTGATGCTAAGTTGATAACATATACGTCAGTATCTTGATTTGTTCTAGAACGAGATAGGATATTATATGAACGCATAAAAAATGTTCGATCAATGATACTTCCTACAATCTGTACTTTAAAAAGTTCAGATCCTGTGAAGGTATTAACCAAACCAGCAGAATCTTCAATAACAAGTTTTGCTTCCATTGTAGAGGAAGTAATAGATTCATATATCTGGAATCCCCTAACAAAATCTTTGATGTCATATTGACCATTAGGAGTCTTTAATTTTTCACCATCGCGAAAGATGGATACGGAGATTTCTACATCACCAGGATTTTCTCTAAAAATTGTCATTTGAAAATACCTCTGAGAGGATTATTAGTAGAACCAAGAAGAGCAGCAGCAGTTCCGACGAGAGCACCACCAATGTTCACACCGCCGCCACCAGCACCTCCTCCTCCGCCTCCACCGCGACTACCGACCACTACAGGAGGTCCTTTCCTTTGTCCTGCTTGTATTGCCATCTGGACCGCTTGCTGTGCCTGTGCAACCATCTGAGAGTTCATACCATTTGATTGGCCAACTTGTTCTATGACAGCACCAACCATCTCGCGTGTTCTTTCATTTATTCTCTCCCTTGCTTCATTACGTTCTTCAGTTGATCTCGAAAGACTGCCTCGTCTGCCCCGTGCTTTAATCTCTGCATCGCGTTGTGGTGCTGCAGTTTTAGTTCTTCCACCTTTAACACTTGTCGTTGGACCACCGAGAATCATATTCCCCATACTTCCAGAAGAAGAACTGCTACTGCTGCTATTACTAGAACTCATAGTACCAGAACCAGCACCAAATCCTCCACTGGTAGTAGCACCACCTGCTTTCATTGCTGCAGAAACAGCAGCATCACTTTCATGTTGCAATCCAATCCAGGTACTCTTCAATGTAGATACGTTACCTCCAGTCTGTTTCACTAAAGCAACACCGAGTTTATTTTGAGTTTCTGGTGAGAACTGATCTGTTTTATTAACAACACCTTGGTCAACTAAACCCTTTAAAGTACTTCCAATAAACTGATAACGACCGACAGCATGTAACTTACCAGATGATTTCCACTGAGCATCACTCATGGTTCCATCATCATATTGCTTGTCCATGACCTCCTGAACGGTCATAGAAGTTAGTTCTTTACCAGATGGATTAAATGGTGCCTTTCTATAGTCTCCACTGTATCCAAGAGCAGTGTGGCCACCATCAGCACCACCCTGATTAACTGCGTTATATCCTCCAACACTATCAGATTCTCTCTTACCAATAAGATCGAGAATAGCACCATAACCCCCTGCTGCAGCAGGCATATTAGTATTACCGCTGCCACCTTGAATACCTGAACTAATACCATCTAAGAAACCTAGATGTAAGTGAGTTGGGTGTCCTGTATTTCCAGGTCCAGTCTTACCACCACCTTTAAACCATGATCCCCATCCATCAGTGATGATTTGGGATAGTTTCATTTTATCGCGAAGTTGATATGCTTCCTCTGCTAATTGTGCAGTTCTTGCTTTCCAAGCACCAGCTCTCCAATCAGTAATATCAATTGCTAAACCTTTATAATGAAGACTACCAGAACTATGCCCACCAACTGCTTCACCACCATTTTTATTAAATCCAACTCCTCTATTAGGACCACTACCACTATGATTATTCTTTCTAAAGTTTGGATGCTCGGCAACAGTAAAACCTTTATCTAATGCCCATTTACCACCAGCAGCAACTGCCTGTAAACCAGCACCTATAACTGGTTTTTCTTCTTGCCCCTTCTTCGATACAGGTTCGGTTGTAGTTGTTTTTGGTTTTCCACCACCACCAGTGAGACTGTTCCACCAATTTCCTACAGCACCCATCGCACCACCAAGAGCCATCTCAGGAACTTTTCCTCCTTGAGATCTACCAGGAACTTTATATCCCTGACTTCTTGCTTCACCAAGTCTCTTCTGAGTTAAGTGAGGTTGCGTTTTTGTTCCAGGAGTATTAAAAGGAACGACGAAAGCTCCCCCATTGCTCTTTCTAGCAACATACTCAGTTCCATGTCCGATGAACGAGGTTGATCTCCCCCCGTCCAAAGATACCTTGTATCCTGATTGTGGTCCACTAATCCATCCTCCTTGTGATCTACTTGGAAGATTCTTGACTGAACCTCCTTGGGATTTCTCTTCGTCTTTATTATTTAATGCATTGAGACCAATCATTGTCCCCCCTGCTATTGCAGTACCAAGCAGAATTTTTCCTAAAGCACCGCCCCTTCTACCACCTCGTCTACCAGGGAGACCACCACCACCTCGTCCACCGCCACGAGTGACAAACTTAATCAGAGCACGAACACCCTTCGCAATATCAGTAATAATCTTAGTTGGATTCTTTAAGTACCTAATACCTAATACAATCGAACCAATTCCAACAATTGCTTTACCAAATCCTAAAAGTCTCTCTTGCCAAGTCGCATCATCTTTAAGTAAATCATAGAGACCATCGATGGTAGTTGTGATACTCCATTTTGCCCAATCAAAAATAAATTGAACAACAGTCTTAATGACGTCTAAGATTTTTACAATTGTATCTTGATTTTTCGGATCACTTAACCATTTAAGAACTGGAATGACAACTGCTATTTTAAACAGATTACCAAATAAACCAAGAAGTCCTTCTAGAAAACTTCCACTTTTTGATAAGACACCAGATACAAGACCACCTTGTTTCTTTTCCTTCTTTGGTGTTGTAAATTCTGGTTTAAATTGAGTTTTATCCTTTTTTTGTGCTTCTAAGTTACTAAGACTAACTTTTTTAAGATCTACAAGAACTTTGCCGAGAGAATTTACAGTCTCTCCTAGGTTGTTGATTGCACGAGTATTCGTGTTTATTGACTTCGCTAAAACAATATCAGATTTTTTTACGTCAGGATCAGCACTGCCCGAGGGATCTTTGACCTGTACGAACTTATAAAAATTAATTTTTGAACTTTTTTGTACAGTTGCCATTATTGTGATCTCGTCGTTATGCTAGAAGGAGTCGCTTTAACTACTTCACCACCACCATTATTTATGGGAACAGCAGTAGGAATAGGAACCAACTTCTCAAGAATAACGGGAATAGGAATAAAGTCTAACGCCTGATTCATAGCATATTCAGCGGATATACCACCTTCAGACAATGCTTGAGATGCTACATCTTTAACCCCACCAATAACTTTAGGATCAACTCCTATCTGTCCTGCTATATCTGCCATAGCAGACATCATATCTCCACCCATCGCACCAGTAACTGCATTATAAAGTCCACCAAGTCCAAAGTGAGTTGCAGCACCTTGAATCATATTCATAGGATTCAATCCACCTTTCAATACAGAATTGGCAAATCCTCCTAAAGAAGGACTAAGCATCCCAAGTCCAGTACTCAAAGCACCTCCAAAGTTTCCAGTTAATACATTAGAAGCAATTTGACCTATAGGTCCTGACATAAACTCACCAACCTTACCCATGATCCCACCCATACCAGGAATCATTCCTAACATTGCCATAGGATTGCCCGTGGCAAGTGTATTAATGCCTGCCATGATAGGTGCAGCACCAGGAATAAACGATGCAGCAGTTCCAAGCACTTGTCCAATAGGACTTTGCATAACACCACTAACTGCCTTACCAATACCACCTGTAACTCCTTTGATGGCATTACCAACACTCTTAACTACACCACCAAGGAACATCTCTTGTTCAGGAACTTCTTGTCCTTCATCTTCCTTCGCTTTACCCATAAGGGTATTAATAATCTCACCAATATTAGGCAGTTTTGATAATACCTTATCAATATCAGTTTTTAATCCTCTTGCACCGATAGCATCAACAACTCCTTCTTCTCCCTCTTGCAATTGAGGAACAAAATCACGAACGAACATATATCCGTCAAGAAGCATTGATGCTACGTTACCAGCACCTGCTGTAGCAAGACCAGCAACATCTAAGATACCAGAAGTACCTTCAATCAATGCACCAATAGAGTCGCCATTTGCTGCCCTATCATAAGCAAATGCAAGGTTTACAATTCCACCAACAACAGGAAGAATTGCTGCTGCTCTTTTTCCTAACTTAGAACCTGCTGTTGCAACATCACCAAAACTAGCAATACCTTTCTTCTTAAGGATCTCTGTTGCCTTGTCCATCCCAGGCAGTTTCTTGAGCATATCGAACAATCCCTGTCCGATTTTTGCTGCCTTGTTTGCTATAGGATCAATGATCGGTTTTAATGGAGTTAAAATCTTCTCCAGGAAAAAGTTCTTAGCACCTGTTCCTAGTGATTCAAGTCCACCCTTAAATGCATTTCCTGCAGCTGCTGACCACTTCCTACCCTTTTCTGCAATAAATTGAGTTGCCTTAACAGTGTTTTCCCAACCTGCTTTAGCTGCTTTGCTTAAATTACTATACTGCTTACCTGCCCAATCAGGAAGTCCTTTCAATCCTCTATGAAGTGCCCCAAGACCTCTCCTTCCTAGATCGACACTAGTATCAAGAGCACCACCAAAAAAGTTTCCTATTCTTGTTAAAGCACCTGGTTTGGGAGGATCAAGTTTTGGTAATTTAAGACGATTGAATGCTTTTAGTGCCTTGGATGCATCACCACCAGAGTTGCTTAATGCATTGGCATATGCTCTTGCAGCATCATCACCATACTCTGCAAGAATCTTCTTATATTGTTTTGATGCTGCTTCACCAAACTGTTCCGCAACAGTAGATGCCTTTACTCTACCTCTAGGACCATCTAAGTCAGGGTCAGCACCAGAAGGGTTTGCTCGTGTAGGTTTTCTCGGTTTATCAGGTTTGTCAGGGTTTCTTGGTCTTGGATCAGGAGGATCTACAGGAAGATCTGGATCAAGAAGATTGCGAATACCATCTGCTGCTTTAATTAATCCAGCAATACCACCGATTGCAAGAGCAATTTTGCCGAACGCTTCAAGACGATCGT